TAAAGGACATGTGCGTAAATTCCGTAAAGGATTTAATACTACCCACGGCACAAAAATTAGTACTTGCGCTAAGGTAAAGTTTTTAGTAGAAGAAGATAAAATGATACTTTATAGCCGTCCTTTAATCAGCGAATTAAAAACTTATATTGCTAAAGGTACAAGTTTTAGTGCCAAAGAAGGACAACACGACGACCTAGTAGCCGCATTATTACTAGTAGTACGTATTAGTCAAGTACTAGCAGAATGGGATCCTGCTGTGTTTGAACATCTAAAAGTAACAAGTGATTGGGTTACAGAAGACGATTTTGAGCCGCCGTTGCCCATATACATATCCCGAGGTTTTTAATAAATATACTATGAACACGAATTTAGATAAAATTGCACTAGACCTTTACGGTAAAATTGAAACCCGTTTTCCTAATATTAAAATGGGTGACGAAAATGCTAAGGTTCTTAGTAAAAAAGAAGATATTGCTAAGGCACGTTTCTTTGAGTTTGATTATAAAGAAAATGGAGTTAGTCTAGGTACTATAGCTATTACACTAGACGAAGATGACGGTGTTGTTGTACAAATTAGCGGTGATTTAGCTGATGACAAACATCACGGTGCTTTTAAATTTATTCGTGGATTTAGACAATTTGCTAAAGATCGTTTGCTAAATTTTGATGTGCAAAATATTGGTAAGAGTGAATTAGATAAACGTGATTACGAATTTCAAGCAAAACGTAAGGAAGAACCCGAAATGCAACAGCCTATGCAACAACCTGCCCAGCAACCTAAACCTAAAATGGCTCCTAAATCTTCAATGATGGAAAGTAAAATGTACGGAACAGCTCGTATGAGCTACCAAGATTTAGGCGAGGCAAGATTAATTGTTAAACACAGTCAACCTATTAACCCAGAAGTAGCTGCTGGTCGAACAATGCACATAGAAGGCATATGGGTAGAGACAGCCGAAGGTGAACGTTTTAAATATCCTTATAAACATTTGAATGGCGCACGTGCTCTAGCAGAACATTTAAAAGCTGGTGGAAATCCTTATGATGGCATTGGTAAACATATCACTAGCCTAAGCGAAGAACTAGCGCAGTTACGTAAGTTTAAAGGATATGTTGGTCGTAATTCAGCATTGTCAGAAGCAATGGGCGATATTACAAATAAGGTATTTGAACGTATTGAAGAAGTTAAAAAAGAAATTCATAATTTACAACGTCCTACATATTATGCACAATTTGCAGAATCATTTGAAGCTCGTGAAGAACAGATAATTCCTGAAGAAATTATGAGCGATTGGATTGATCGTTTAACAGTACGTACATTTAACGAGGAGTTAAAAACAGCATTTCCATATATCTTCAGGCTTGTAGATGAAAGCGAAATTCCAGTTAAAGAATTGTCGCCCGACGATTTGTTAGACGAGGCTGGTAGTCCAGCACAACAAGCAGCCATCGCTATTAATATGAAAAAACATGGCAAGAAACCAAAGAGTATGAAAGAATCTCCAGAAGATTATTTTGAAAATTTCTTAGATAGTATTGTTAATGAAGACGAAGAAACACAAGAAGGTGAAGATACATTATTCAGCCCTAATAAAGATACACAGCAAGCAGCTGTTGACAAGTTCAATGAAATAATGAAAACTGAACTAAAAGGCGGACCTGAAGGTATTAATATTATTGATAGTTTAAAAGGTCTAATCGATGATCCAGAATTTTTAGAAAAAATGAAAGACATTGATCCAGATTTAGATGCACGTGGAGCGATCCAGCAAGAATTAAATTCTATGGCTAAAGATAATGAAGATGTCGCAAGAATTTTACCTCAATTGAATTTTAAAGGTGGAGAAGAAATTGGCGGAGAAACTCCACCACCCGAGGCATCTGCACCCACACCAGGTGCAGAACCGGTACCTCCAGCAGCACCTCCGGCAGCACCTCCAGCAGCACCGCCTGAAGCAGGCGCTGTACCACCAGCACCTCCAATAGCAGAAAGTTCTAAAGCTAGATTAATCAAAGCAATACATACAGCTAAAAAGCACGGTGCCAAATTAGATACTAAATTAGACTTTGGCCACAAAGAAATGACTTTACACGATTGTATGAAAGATTGTGGCATGAGTCCAGAAGATTTTGGTTTTGATGCAGGTAGTAGTGAAAGTGGTGTAGAACAAATTCTTAAAAGCATTGCAGGATTTTGGAATAAAGAAGCTAAAAACTTCACTATAGGTGGAACTCGTGCTAAAATTAGTGTGATAAAAGATTTCAAGAACGGAGATTTTGGCAATGCTACAGAAGAAGATCTTAAGCATGTAATACAACTTATAGATCGTGCTGATCCAAGTGAACAATACAATGAATCTGATGAATTATCAAGTATACTTAAAATAGCGGGAGTTAAAAAATGAAACGTATAGATGAAAACCAATTAGCGGCTCGTGTTGCCGGACTAAGAGAAAAGATAGCCGAAATTGAAAGCCAACAAAACGAAGGTATTGCCGGTGATTTATGGCAAGGTGCTAAAGCATTAGGCGGAAAAATTGGTGGTGCATTAGGCCTCGGTGGTGCGGCGGCTGCTGGAGCAGCTGGCGGTGCTGCGGCTGCTAATATGGCTAAACCTTCAGCTAAATCAGATCCGGCTGTTATGAAACAACAACAAGATTTAATTGCTAAAGGTGCAAAAATTAAAGCCGATGGTATCATGGGGCCAGCTACACAAGCGGCTATTAAACAATTTGGTGGTAGTGCACCAGCGGCTGCACCAGCTGGCACTACGGCACCTACGGCACCTACGGCACCTACGGCACCTACGGCACCTACGGCACCAGCAGCAACACCGGCACCAGCGGCTCCTACAGGAGATGCCGCTAAGAATCCAGTCGGTACTACTAACGCGGCAACCGCAATTCCGACAGGTGGTTTAGAAAATCCAGCTAATCAAGCAAAACCTACTCCTGCACCTGCGGCGGCACCTGCTGGCGCACCTGCAAATGTTACAGCACAAGGTTCTGAATTTGGAACAGATGCTACATTTGCCAAGCCAGATGCTGCACCTGCGACAGGCCAAGCGGCACAAAAACGAGTTTATAATGGTCCGCGTGACACAGTTGGACATATGGCGACGGCACCTGCGGCAGCACCTGCGGCAGCACCTGCGGCAGCACCTGCAGCTGCACCAGCAAAAAGCGAAGCTGAAAAAGCTGACGATGCACAATATGCGGCAGCCGACGCTCAAAATCAAGCGAATGCGGTAAAAACAACCCAAGAAATGCCAGCCGGGCCAGCAGCAATGGGCGAAAGTACTAGCTTCCGTAATGACGAATTGACTAGAATTGTTAATTTGGTACACTATCGTTGATTGAGTAAAATACTCGTATTTTCAGCAAGATTTCTCTTGCAATGCTAAATAAAAGCGTATACAATAACATGTATGCGCTTTTTGTTTATGTAGATCATAAATGAATATTAGGCAAATAAAAAAGCACATAAAGGCTAACAATAGGAGAATATTATGGCAACTTTAGCTGAAATTAGAGCAAAACTTAAGGCATCGGAATCAAAAGGTTCTGGAGAAAGAACAGGCGGAGATAAATCAATTTATCCGTTTTGGAACTTAAAAGAAGGTAGCGAATCCGTTATGCGATTCTTACCAGACGGCAACACAGATAACACATTTTTCTGGGTTGAACGTGCAATGATCAAACTTCCCTTTGCAGGTATCAAAGGCGAATCAGAAAGCAAAAACATCACAGTACAAGTACCATGCGTTGAAATGTATGGCGACACTTGTCCTATTCTTTCAGAAGTACGTGGATGGTTTAAAGATCCAGCATTGGAAGATATGGGTCGTAAATACTGGAAAAAGCGTTCATACATTTTCCAAGGATTTGTTGTTGAGGACGGTCTAGGCGAAAAGGCTGAAGAACAGCCAGAAAATCCAATACGTAGATTTATTATCGGCCCACAAATCTTTACAAGCATCCGTGCTGCTTTGGTTGATCCAGAGTTGGAAGATTTGCCAACTGACTACGTGCATGGTCTAGACTATCGCATGAAGAAAGGTAGCAAAGGCGGTTATGCTGACTACTCAACATCTAGTTGGGCACGTCGTGAGCGTCCATTGAGCGATGCTGAACAGGCTGCTATTTCTCAATATGGTTTATATAACTTACAAGACTTTTTGCCTAAGAAACCTGGCGAAGTTGAGTTAAAGGTTATGAAAGAAATGTTTGAAGCATCAGTCGACGGCGAACCATATGATATGGAACGTTGGGGACAATATTTCAAACCAGCAGGGATGAGCCAAAATACTGGAGATCCTGTTAAGTCAACTCCTAAAGCATCTTCACCAGCAACAGATGACATCGACGAAGACGATACACCAGTATCTAAGTCGACACCTGCACCAAAAGCAAGTGCTCCGACATCTACAGAGGGTGGCGATTCACGTGCTCAAGATATCTTGGCAATGATTCGCAATCGTCAAAAACAATAATCGGTTAGGGCCTCTACAACTTAGTTGTACGCCCTAGTCATCTACAAAAACAGGAGAATTAAATGGCTAAATTAAGCAAACTAAGCAAAGTAAATGAATCAATTACTATTAACCGTTATGATAATGGCTTTATGGTAGAAGTTGGTGGTCGTGATGACGAAAGCGAGTGGAAGACCGCAAAAGTTCTTTGTAGTACAGAAGAAGAAATGCTTGCTGTAGTACAAGAATGGAACACAATGGACTTGGATAACTAATATGGCAACTAAAGCGTTTGATTTATCAAAGTTTAGAAAAACTTTGACCAAGTCAATTGACGGACTTGGAGTAGGATTCAATGATCCTACAGATTGGGTTAGTACAGGCAACTACACACTTAATTATTTAATTAGTGGCGACTTCCATAAAGGAGTCCCACTAGGTAAAGTAACTGTGTTTGCCGGCGAAAGCGGTGCAGGTAAAAGTTTTATCTGTTCGGGTAATCTAGTACGTAATGCACAAGCTCAAGGCATTTATGTTATCTTAGTTGATACAGAAAATGCGTTAGATGAAAAGTGGTTACACGATTTAGGTGTGGATACTAGCGAAGATAAACTTCTTAAACTCAACATGGCCATGATCGATGATGTGGCTAAAACTATTCATGAGTTTATGAAAGAATATAAAGAAATGACTGAACGACCAAAAGTCCTGTTTGTCATAGACAGCTTGGGTATGTTACTTACTCCTACTGACATTAATCAATTTGAAGCAGGTGACCTTAAAGGTGATATGGGTCGTAAACCTAAAGCACTTACAGCACTTGTTCGTAACTGTGTAAACATGTTTGGTA